AGGAGAAATAAATATGCCAATGGGAAAAGGAACTTATGGTTCTAAAAAAGGAAGACCAAGTAAAGCGTTAAAAGGTGGACAGAAAAGACTACCTGCCGCTTTAAAATCAAAAATAATGAGTAGCAAAAAGAAAAAATAATATGGCAAAACGTGGATTATACGCTAACATTCATGCGAAGCGTAAAAGAATCGCCGCAGGTAGCGGTGAAAAAATGCGAAAAGCAGGAGCTAAAGGAAGACCTACTGCTAAGCAATTTACAAGAGCGGCAAAGACAGCTAAGAAAAGGTAGTCATGGTTGCTAAAAAATACCAAAGTCCTTCAGGCGGCTTGAACGCCGCAGGGAGAGCTCACTTTAAGAGCAAAGGACATAACTTAAAAGCACCTACCAAAAGTAAAACAAGTGGAAGACGTAAATCGTTTTGTGCTCGTATGGGTGGGGTAAAAGGAGCTATGTCTAAGAACGGCAAACCTACTAGAAAAGCATTAGCTTTACGTAAGTGGGATTGTTAATATAGTTGTGCAACGCTTATGCGTGGCAACTGCCAATACAATTTAGCCAAATAACTTGACCTACTGCGGTAGACAATCTTGACTAAATAACTGAATTGAAGAGGCTTTTATAAACTAACATCAAAAAGGAGACAATCACATGTCAAACGCAAGTCCAGTTAAATTCGGAAATGCTAATAGTGGTTCTACTCGTGATGATGCCCTGTTTCTAAAAGTATTTGCAGGTGAAGTAATTACTTCATTTGACAGAGCTTCAAAAACAGAAGGTGCTGATATGGTAAGAAGTATCAGTAATGGCAAGTCTGCATCTTTCCCAGTTTTGGGGAGAATCGGTGCGGCGTATCACGCAGTTGGAGCTGAAATATTAGGTTCTGACGTTAACTCAGCAGAAAAGGTTATTACAATTAATGACCTTCTAATCTCATCAGTATTTGTTTCAAATATTGAAGAGGCAAAAAACCATTGGGACGTAAGAAGTGCATACTCACAAGAAATGGGTAGAGCATTATCTTTCCAAAAAGATAAACATATCTTACAAACAATCGGTCAAGCATCTTTAGCCAGTGCAAACGTAACTGGTGGAGACGCTACAGCTACAGGAACAAGTGGTTCTATAACTAACACAGGCATTGCATCTGCTACAGATGCGACTGCGGCTAATGCAATGATAGATGCTATCTTTGCGGCGGCTAAAGAGCTTGATGCAAATTATGTTCCATCAGAAGGCAGAAAATGCTTTATGAGACTTGAAGAATACTACAAATTAGCTAACGCTACAAATGCAGTCAATGTTGACTTCACAGGCGGTGGCAATGGTGGTGTTGCTTCAGGAAAAGTTATGAAAATTGCAGGAATTGAATTAGTACCAGTTCCTCACTTTGTAACTGGAAACATCAACTCAGGAGTTGCTCAAGGTTCAGCTACTAATGGTGGTTCAAACCCACAAGCTGTTAACTTGACTAACTTTGTTGCTCTAGTTTCTCACCCAAGTGCCATAGGTACAGTAAAACTTATGGACTTAGCTGTTGAAAAAGAGTACGACATCAGAAGACAAGGTACGTTAATGGTTGCTAAATATGCTATGGGTCATGGTGTATTAAGACCAGAATCGGCTGTAGGAATTAAAGAAGCGTAATAGTTTCTTTATTTTTACTTGAATTAGGGGGAGTCAAATCCCCCTTTTTCTACATTAATTAAAAGGATAAAATGACAACACAAATTACACCAACTACAGAATTACAATCAGTTAATACTATGTTGAGTGTTATTGGCGAAGCTCCAGTAAACTCAATCACAGGTACAACAACTGTTGATGTATCAGTCGCTAAAAATATCCTAGACGAGACATCAATGTCTGTCCAATCAATAGGTTGGAATTTTAACACACATATTAATCACACAACATTAGCATTAGATAGTGATAACAAAGTTCCTCTACCTGCTAACTGTGTAAAAGCAGACGCTAATCAAGCGTACAGAAATTACAATTATACAATCAGAAATGGTTTTCTATATGATATGGAAAAACATACAGATGTATTTACAAGTGCACCTGCCTCAGTTGACTTAGTCTTAGTTCAACAATTTGAACATCTCCCAGAATATGCAAGACGATATATTACAACAAAAGCGGCTAGAAGATTTGCTTCAAGATTTATAGGTGATAAAGAAATTACAGCATTAATAGGTCAAGATGAAAATGAAGCATTAGTTGCTTTTCATCAAGCTGATTCACAAGAAGCAGATATAAACATGTTGAATGGTGATGCTAATACATTTTCAATAATTAACAGAACAACTAGAAGGACTTACTAATGGGTGGCGTGGTATCTCAGTCTATACCTAATTTCCTAAATGGTATGTCTCAGCAGACTCCTACTCAAAGAGGAATCAATCAAGGTGCAGACCAAGTAAATTTTCAAAATAATATAGTAGAAGGTTTATCTAAAAGACCATCATTAGATTATGTAGCAACTTTAGATTCTACAAATTTATATCCTAACACTACAAAATTTTGGCAAATACAAAGAGATGAAGCTAATCAATATATTGTAGCATTATACAACGGTGGTGTTAAAGTTTGGGATTTACAAGGAAACGCTAAAACAGTTACAGTTCAAAGTGGTTCAAGTTATTTAACATCTACAAATCCAAAAGCTAATTTTAAATTAGTAAACGTAGCTGATTTTACATTTATTGCAAACACAGCAACAACAGTTACAGCAGACTCTACAAACACTGCGGCTAAAGTAGAAGAGTTTTTAATAAATGTTAAATTAACAAACTATGGTAGAGAATATAAAGTAGCATTAAAACACCCTAACATGGCACAAGAGTTAGAAGTACAATTTCAATTACCTACTGGTAATGATGCTTCTACTGATAGTAAATTTAGAGATACAAACAAAATTAAAGATATATTATTAAATGGAGAATCTAGCACACATTGGGATAGTAATGCTAATGGTATTGGTTTTAAAACTGTAAGAACAGACACAGGAGCTACAGTTTCATCAACTCAAGGTTTAGCTAATTATTCTGGTTTTACATCTCATTTTACTTTTGAAAGTTTTGATTCTGTAATTTATGGAAAACCTACAGATAACAATGCTAATTATACTGTAAGTACAGCAGATGGTTCAGGTAACACAGCTATGTATGCTATAAGAGATAAGATACAAGATTTTAGTGATTTACCTTACTATGGTAAACTTGGAGTTATACTAAAAGTAACAGGAGATGAAGGTGATACTTTGTCTGATTACTATGTTGCATTTCAAGGTAATGGCGTATGGAATGAAACTATTGCACCTGCAACTTCTGTAGGTTTAGATAATTCTACAATGCCACACGCATTGATTAATAACAATAACGGTACATTTACATTTAAACAATTAGATTGGACAGATAGAACATGTGGAGATAGTGATACAAATGCTGACCCTAGTTTTGTAGGTAAAAAAATTAATGGTTTAACATTTTATAAAAACAGACTAGGTATTATGTCTGGTGAGAATTTAGTATTAACAGAAAATGCTAGTTTCTTTAATTACTTTCAAACTACTACAACACAAGTTTTAGATACTGACCCTATTGATATTGCGGCTTCAGGCACACAAGTTAATACACTTAAAAACTCTGTAGGATTTAATGAGTCTTTACTTTTATTTTCTGATACAGCACAATATAAATTAGATAGTGCAGGAGATACTATATCACCTACTACAGCTATACTTAATGAAGTATCTGCATTTGAACATGATGATGCAGTACAACCAGTGTCAGCAGGTAAGTTTGCATATTTTGCACAAGCAAGAAATAACAACACTGCTATAAGAGAATATTTTGCTGATGATGATACATTAACAAATGATGGTTTAGACATTACAGTATCAGTACAAAGTTTAATACCAACTAATTGTTATCAACTTGTGAGTAATACAACAGAAGATACGCTAATTGCTTTAGCTTCTGATACAGCAGATTCACAAACTGCACCTTACACTTCAGGAACACCTGTGTCACCTGTTAATGCAGACACAATGTTTTTATATAAATACTTTTTTGATAGAGGTGAAAAAGTACAAACAGCGTGGGCTAAATGGGAATTTAGTGGTGTTAAAATTATTGGTGCTATGTCGTTAGAAAGTTTTTTATATGTGATGGCATCAGAAGGCACAGACACAAAATTATTTAAAATTGATTTAAGAAATTTAAAAGACACAACATTAAATCATGGTGTCTTCTTAGATTTAAAAACAACAGTAACAGGAACGTATGCAAGTAGTACAGACTTAACTACGTTTACTTCACCGTATGGTGCAAAAGCAGGATTAATAGCAGTAGATAGAACAAATGGTGCTAATTATACAGCTACAAATACAAGTGGCTCTACATATACTATAAAAGGCAATCACACGTCATTATTTATAGGTGTACCATTTTCTTCTGTTTACAGAATGTCTACTCAGTACGTAAGAGAAAGTACAGGTAGAGGTTTAGTAGCGGTAACTTCAGGAAGATACCAAGTTAGAAATATATCTTTTAACTTTGAGAATAGTGGTTTCTTTCAAGTAGAAGTTACACCTAACAATAGAGACAAATCTACAACAATAATGAATGGTTATGTTATAGGTACAGCGTCTTCTCTTGTAGGACAACCTGCTATTAACTCAGGAACATTAAGAGTTCCAGTTCAATGTAGAAACACAGAATTTGTAATGGATATAAAAAGCAACTCACATCTACCAGTTTATATTGCTGATGCTGAAGTTGAAGGTTATTATCATTCACGTTCAAGAAGGATTTAATGATTAAAGAAAATTATGTACGTAAAGCTATTATAGCTGATGCGTTGGAGTTATCTCCAAAAATTAGAAAAGGTGACAGAGAAGAAATTATGGCTTCAGATGGACACAGTCCATTAAGAGCTTTAGTCTTACCTTTTACTTATGATGATGCAAAAATATATTCTATTATAGGGACAAAAGATGAAGGCGTTATAGGAATGTTTGGTAGTAACCCAACTCAATTACCTGAATATGGTGTTGCTTGGTTATTGTCTAGTGAAAAATTATTTAAGCATACTAAACAATTTATAAAAGAATGTCCTTATTGGGTATCACAAATGAGTGAAGGTTATGAATATCTTTATAATTTTGTAGACAAAAGAAATTGGAAAAGTTTAAAATGGTTACAATTTTTAGGATTTGAACCAAAAGAAGAATTACAACAATATGGTGTTGGTAAAATGCCATTTTTATTAATGATGAAGGAGACAAATAAAATAGATGTGCGGAGTACCTCAAGCCCAACTAGCATTAACAGCAATTAGTGCAGTAGGTAAAGTTCAAGAATACAGAGAACAAAAAGCTCTAGCCGCTAGTAAACGTGCTTCTCAAAATCAAACACGAATAAATGCTAACGTGGCTTACATGAGAGACATTAATAAAATAGACCAAGAAAAAGTACAAGCTGACCAAGAAAAAGCAGTAGCAGAATTTAAAACTAAAATGGAATCTAAAAAGAAATTAGCACAAGCACTTAACTTAAATGCAGGTAACAGTATAGCTATTGTGCAAGATATAGGTTCTTTATATAATGATGAGTACACTGAAATTATGAGAGATTATAAAGGTGATATGATTACACTAGGCAATCAAACACAAGATGCTTATGCAAACATGTCTAAAGTTTATAATAGTTTAGAGCCTGTAACAGAACCTAGTAGAACAGGATTGTTGTTAGACTTAGGTACAACGGCGGCTCAAGGATATGTAAATTATGATACAGCAGTAAAGGCAGATAAAGGATAATGGCAAAATATAAATCACGAGTAAAAAATAAATACATGGGCTCAGGCTTTGAAGGCTATGTATCTTCAGCTAGAACATCTGAAGGTTTACTGTTAGCAAAAAAATTACAAGAAAGTGCTCTTACAGGTCAAAAATTATTAAATGTTAAAATAGGGCAAGATAAAGATGAAGCTATAGACACAATACAAACTTTATATGCTTCTGGTAAAAAAATGGAAGATATACAGGCTGAAATACTTGCAGGTAAACACCCTAATTTAACAGGTAAATTTATAGAAAAAACTACACAGTTTCATTTAGGTAAAGTAAAAGCCGCAGAAACAATTAAAACTATTGAAGCTAATAAAAACAATTATGATTTTAAAGCTGAAGGTTCTACATTAAATAAATTTTATGAACAATTTTTACCTAATTTTGATGAATCTGATAATTCATTTACAGCAGGTTTTGCTTCTGCATTTAATGGTTATAAAGCAGATGAAGCAATAAAAGATGCAGAAAAAAGAAGTTTGTATGCGTCTGAAAAGAAAATATCAGAAGGTGTTACTATTTTAGATTCTATTCCAACTGAAAAATTAAATGCTGATTTAGTAGTAACTTGGAATAGTTTAGGAATAGAAGTACCTAACACTAATGGGTCATCTACACCTAATAAACTTTACACAAATGATGAATTACAAAAAGTTTTAACACAAAGTGTAGCTAAAATTATTTCAGAAGCAAAAACAGAAAATGATTTAATAAGAGCAGATATTATTTTTAATACTGATTTAGGTTTTGGAAAAGATGGTACACCTTTAAAAACTTTAGGTTCAAGAAATACTAATGATGTTTTAAAATTAAAAGAATTATTAGAGAAAAAAAGAAATGCTTTACAAATTGAAGATAGAAGAGAAGCAGATGTTAAAGAAGATAATGAAGTAAAAGAAATATTTGCAATAGCATCTACTGACATTGAAGAAACTACATCAGATGGTACTTTTACAAGAAAACGTACTTATGAAGAACAATTAGAATTAAGAGAAAAACTAGAAGAATATGGCAACCCTAAATACTTAACAGCTTTTGATACATTAATTGATAATGAAAGAACAATAACAACTGACCCTTCTATTATTAACGAAATGATTGTAAATATTTATCAAGGTGGTTATGATAATCAAGAAGATTTATTAACAGATTTAACTGATAACAATGTTGATGTAAATTCTTGGAAAAGTATTTTAGGATTTTATTCTGATTATAAAAGCAACAAAAGCAAAGGTGATAAAATGTTACACCTTACTAATGATGCTTACTTAAATGGTATAAACACAAATTTAATTTCTGTTAGAGGAAACTATTTAAACGATAGAGGATTTGAAAAACCTAACTATGGTGAAGCTAGAAAAAATGCTAGATTTTATATGATTAAAGAAATTTATGCTTTTGAACAAAGAATGAAAGAAGACAAAGAATGGCAAACAATGTCTGAATTTGACAAAAACATAAAAAGAATTGAATTTATGAATACATTAGGTGGTGTTACAACTTCAATGTTTAAAGATGATACTTCACCTGACACAACGTCATTTGAAGAATTAGAAATACAAGAAAATAAGAAAACAAAAGAATTACAAGATAAGAAAATTAAATACAACGAAATGGGTATTACTCCTATGATAAGCAATACTTCTGAAAATTTAGAAGCTGATTTAAAAGGATTTAAAGCTACACTTCCTAAAACAAGTGATGCTGAAGGTGTCTTTGGTTTAGGTAAAGCTGAAACTAACTTTATTCCATTTGACCAACCAAACACAAAAGACTTTAATATGGAATATGTTGTTCCATTCTTAGAAACTCAATTAAAGAAATATATGGGTGATAATGTTTTTACAAAAGAAATGATGGAAGGTTTAGACCAAGCTGACTACAGTGCTTTTAGAGACATGATTATTGATACTATCAATGACCCAAGAGTTAATATAGAAACAGTAGAACAAGCTCTTAAAAACATAGCAGGAATAAAATAATATGGCAACATTTACAACAGATGAAGGCAATATTTCTGAATCATATCAAGGCGATTTAGGAAAACCTAGAACAGCAGAATCCGCATTAGAAGAAATACAATCAGAAACATTTTACAACACACTTAAAAGTTATTATTCTTACAGAGAAAAAGATTCAAAATTTCAATCTATGGAAGCTGTAGATTTATTAGATTATTTTTATGAAGATAGAACATGGAGAAATAACAACACTATTTCTATGGGTGTTGACATGACTCAAGTGTTTGGTGAAGATTCAGAATCACAAGATAGACTAGCAGAATACTCTTACATACAACAAGTTTATCAATCTCTTCCTTCATTTTGGAATGACCCTAATAGAAATTTTAGTGAATGGATAACAGACATGGGTGGAGCTTTGTTAGCTGACCCTGTAAATTTAATTGGATTTGGTATTGGTGGTCAAGTTAGTAAAGCCGCATTTACTACAACATTAAAACAAGCTCTTAAAGGTAGAGCCGCAGGAGAATTAAATAAACGTGTTATAACAGAAGCGGCTAAAGAAGCTAATAAAAAAGCATTAGGAGAAGCTGTTAAAAAAGGTGCATTAACAGAAGGTTTTATTGGTGCAACAATTAATGGCGGACAAGATGCTATATTACAAAACACTGCGATAAAAGCAGGAATACAAGATGAATTTAGTTTAACACAAACTGCTATTTCAAGTGGAGCAGGATTTGGATTTGGTACTGCATTTGGTGCAGGGTTTTCATTTGGTGCTTTTAAATTAAAAAATAGAAGCATGAAAAACAAAGCTATAAAAGGTTTAGAAGATTTACATGTATTTGGAAAAAGCAATGTTTCAGGTCAACAATTATTTACACATTTAGGTATAGGTGCAGAAGTAAAACCTAAAATTAAAGATGGTAAAAAAGTTAGAGTTACTAAAGAACAAGATATAAAAAACATACAAGAAGAATTTGGTTTGACTGGTAGAACAGTTGCAGAAAGAATACGTAATTTACGAAAAGAAGGAATTTATGCTGATGACAAACCACCTAAAATAGCAATTAATATTAATAAATATGATGGTAAAGGTGGATATATTAGATATTTAAAACAAAAAGTAATTGGTATGTCAGATACTAATTTATCTAAAAAAGAAACTGTAGAAAGCATGATAGAACGAGCAAGTAAAGTTGGTTTTAATCCTGAACAACTTAGAGAAACTGCTAAAAAAATGGCAGATTCTCCTCAACATAAAGACCAATTTATTTATATTATAGCTCATGGAGATTCTATTGCAAAAGAATTAGAAGATATATCACGTTTAGCTAATGAAACAAATAGAGTTAATCTATCAAAAAAAGATTTAGATTTATTACATAAAGAATTAGATTTAAGAGATGCAGGTTTAGATGAGTTGTTAAGAGTTCAAAGAGAAATAACTAAAGCTCCTGCTAAAGCATTAAGAGCGGCTCAAATAATGAAAGATGCTACAAGAGCGGCAGAATTAAAAGCTAGACCTGAAGACCCTAAAATGCAAAAATTAAAAGAGGGTAATCCTATTGAATATTGGCAAGCAGTTGGAAAATTAGATGATATTGACCAAGTACATTTAGCATTACAAAATGCAAGAAAAGTTAATAAATGGGATTTAGCGGCAGAATATGTAAACAATAATTTATTATCTTCACCTGATACACACATACTTAACTTAATATCTGGTCTTACACAAACACATTGGAAACCTTTTACTATGTTGTTAAGAGCGGCAAACATGAGTTTAACTGGTCAAAAAAGAGCAAGAGCAGTAGCAAGAGAAGCTCTACAAACATATATTTATCAATATGTTTATTTAGGACATGCGTTAAAAAGAAGTTATAAAAGTTTTATTCAAGGTTCACCACAATTAGATAGTGTGCAATTAAAATATGATTCTAATATTAGACAAGGTCAGTTACAAAGATGGATTGAATCTTATGGTGAGATTGGAACAAATAAAGTACCTTACATTGGTTCAGCTTTACAAAAATATGTAGTCAAACCTGTAGCTTTAACAACAACATTACCTATGAGAATTTTATCAGCAGGAGATGAATTTCTTAAAACACTTGCGTTTAAATCAAGAATGGCGGCAGAAGTAAATTCAAGAATATTAGATGAAACTACTGATTATGATTTAAGTAGAGGAATGATTAAAGAAATGGCAAGTGGTTTGAGTGATAGTAATTTAGTTAATTTTAATGCCGCATATAAAAAAAGATTTAAAGAAATAGAATCAGAATATATAGATGCTAATGGAAGGTCTATACAAATTGGTGATAGAGTAGAAGACCAATTAAATAGTCCATTACATTATGCTAGAGAATTTTCTTACACACAACCTGCGGCACAAGTTAATCCAGTCACAAATGAAAGATATGGTGGATTTACAGGGTGGTTGCTAGGTCAAACAAGCAAACCTAGAATGAAATGGTTAAGAGCGGCAGGATTACACTTTATTAATACACCATCAAATTTGTTAAGATGGACATTTCA